GGATGGTGGTCAATGTCATGTGGCTGGAGTCAAGGCTGTGCACAACGTTCGGACTAAGGGCATTGCCCATCCGACGTGTGTCCAGGCCGATGTCATCCACCTGACAGCGAATATCTAAGCGCACATCCGACAGGTAGTTCAGTCGGATCCGCTTCATCCGAGTGTTCGGGTAGCTCTGATGCACCAGCAAGCCCGACGGTGAGCGCCACTGCAGGGGCACACCAGCCTTGCCGGCCACCCTCCCCACACTGCGGAACCATTCCATTGCTTCAGCTGCTGGCTGCACCAATGACGTGGCCTGCTCGTGCAGGATCCGTGCCATGTAGTGCACGGTCTTTGTGGCGCCAGGCAGGTTGACCCAGGTCTTGTTGTTGAACAGCTCCTCGCTGCGCTCCAGGGCCCAGTTGTATGCGTAGAAGTAGAAGGCACTGCGCGTCGCTGAATACGGCAGCGTCATCACGCACGGCTTGGCCAGCGACCTGTCTGGCTGTAGCTGCAGCCAGTCCGTTGCCATCTGGTCGTCGCTATCCCGAAGGATGGTCAGCACCCGTTCAATCACCGTGCGGTAGATGTCAGCCGGGCCGCTGTCGTTGTCCGTCAGATTGACCAACGCACCCATCTGACTACTGCGTAGCAGTGCGCTGTAGTGCTGGATCCCGGAGCAGGTGCAGTCCAGCATCACCGGCAGGTCACACACGTACCCGTAGCCCTGACTGCTGAACTGTTGGTAAGCACGACAGAACGCAAGGAACTGCCATGGCTTGTCAGCTCGCATCCAGAACTCAGCGTGCTGCCATGGGTCACGACCAGTCGCTTCAATCTGCAGCTGGTTTTCGTGCACCCAGTCAATGCGTGACCTGAAGTCCTGCTTGCCTAGCCCGTAGACATTGGCGCCATGCACCCGCAGCCAGTCAGCGTCCTGCTCGCAGCTGATCGGCGTGCCCTCTGCAAACAGCAGCAGTGACCGTGATACGTCGTTGCCTTGGGGGTTGAGATAAGGGGGCCGGTAGTAGTACCTGCCCCTGAAGTCCAACGACATCGGGAAGTATATGGCCTGCTCACTGGCGAAACGACGTGCCACCCATAGGCATTTGGCCTGGGCGATGCGTGCGTTGCGGGTCTTGTCGTTCTTCTCGTGGATGCGACGTGCCTTGTTGCGCCACTGCACGACGCCGTCGTCGTCATCGTCCAGGTGCTTGGGGTATGGCGGCACCGGCCACCCCTCACGTGGCAGCAGGCAGCCCACCTCAAGGCTGTTGTCATAGGCATGGCTGACCTGGTCCAGCATCCAGCCGTTGACCTTCCAGCCCACTGTCTGATGCAGGTTGGCCGCGGCCATGAATGGCTCGGACCCATCGCAGTGAGCAGCGACAACATCAGAGCCTGACTTGAACAGCGACACAGGCAGCTGCTCGTTGAGGTAGCCGCCGCTCAGTGGTGTCGACCAGGGCCGTGGTTGCACCAGCATCGGCAGCCAGTTCGGTGTCATCAGCCGCTGCTGCTGGGTGACATCAGAGATCCACTGCATGCACTGCTCAGTGGCCTTGACCACCCGTCGTGCTGGCTTGAAGCTGCGGTCCAGGACGATCTCGATCATCCCCGACTCACGGGCGATCAACTCCACCAGGAACACACCGCTTGCCATGCGTTGCTTGGGCTCCCATATCTCCGTGTTCTGCATGCGGAGGATGGAGACCAGGCGTTGACGCTTGATGCTGCGCACCCGTCGGTAGCGGTACAGCTCCTGCTTGGTGGCACGTCGCAGCATGGTCTCGATCCATAGCTTTTCAGCTACGTCCATCGCCACGTAATGCAGCGTGTCGTTGCAGCTGATGCTGTCGATCACAGTGCGCACAGCTGCTGCTGCCACCACCTGCGGTGGGAGCAGGGTGACAGGCAGCAACAGAGCAAAGTTCTGCCCGGCCTTACCTGCCTTGATGCGACGCCTCACGGTGCGCAGGTGCCCCATGATTTGCTCCACACCAAAGGCAGTCAGGTGTTCACCCCACTTGCTCAGTGATTGCGTGCGGTTCTTGCGTTGCCTGTTGGTGAACAGGTCAACCCTGTCACCGCCAAGCGAAACCATCTCTTGCTCAAGAGCCAGCTGATCTTCAGCTGACCGTGACCGGCTGCTTGTCTGCTGTCCGAAGAACGCCGTGCTCATAGGTGGTGGGTTGTTGCAAGACGTTGATTGCATCTGCCAGTTCACGGCCTGACAGGTGTGCGTATTTCTCAGTGACGGTGATGCTGCTGTGGCCCAGCAGTTTCTGCACCGTGTAAAGGCTGACGCCACGCTGCACTAGGCGTGTGGCGCAGGTGTGCCGCAAGGCATGCAGCACAAACTGATCGTCACTGTCCAGGCCCATCTCCTTGCGGGCCTTGTTCCAGCTGTACTCGAAGTGGCTGCGCTGCAGGTCGTCAAACACCAGGCCCTTACGGGTGATGCAGCGGTCGCCAATGATCTGCCGCACCCGATCAGTCATTGGGATAGAGCGAGGCAGGTCTGCCTTGTTCTCCCACACGCTGATCAGGTTGTGGCCCAGGTCGACGTCGTTGATGCGCAGTGCCATCAGCTCACCGACTCGCATGCCGGTGTCTAGCAAGACGACAACAGCCTGCTGGCTGGCGACCTCACCCCACTGCAGCAGGTGCATGCACACCTGCCGTTCTTCCATCGCACTCAGGTAGCGGATGCGATGCGGTGGTTCTGACTGGCGCTGCATGCGTGGCTTACGGCTGCAGCCACCACGGTCCAAGGCGTCAGTGAACAGGGCTGACAGGGCGTACAGCTTGCGGTTGATGGTGCCGCTTTGGTTGCCCTTGGCCTTGAGTGCCTTGACCCACTGGTCAATGCGCTCAGTTGTCACCTCATCCAGGGCAGTGTCCCGCCCGAAGAACTCAACTGCCTCCTTGGCTCGGCTGATGGCCTTGGTGCCGTCCTTGCTGCCACGCCACCGCACATCAGCGCTGGTGCGCAGTGCCTTGTGCATGGTCCAGCTGTTGCCGGCAGCAGGCAGCCCGATCAGCTGCTGTGCTGCACGGCGTAGCTGTGCCCGCAGCTCATCACGTCGGATCAATGCAACGTCATGGCTGGGGCACACCTCAACTGCTCGCTTGCCCTTGACTCTGATGTCAACGACAAACGTGTTGCCTCTCTTGTAGATGCCGCGTTCTTCTTTGCTTTTCATTAGGAGTTGTACCCTCTGTTTTCAAAGTGTGCCCCTGCCATATAACCCAGGCGCAGTAATACCTTGACCTCGGGTTCGCTGGTTGCAAACTGATTGCTATACCAAGTATTGAAGCCAGCTTCTAGCCGGGCCTCACGACGGGCCAGGTTTGGCGGGGCATCTGGCAGGAAAGACCAATGCGTAACGTCCTCCATGTAGGGCCGTGACCAGTTGGCTTGATGCCATCCAGCCAGCGGTCCGTAATACATAACGTTGCCATCGCTGTTGGCGTCAGCCTGCGTTGGCTTTACATCAGTCATTGCAAAGACATCATTCGGCAGCCTATTGCTTGCCGTGGATGGTGATTCGTTTTGCATCGGGGTGTCGATTAGTGGCGAACTTTTTTGCTTCAGCCTTATTGGCTGCGCGGATTGTTGTCTTCATGCGTGGCGTCCTCTCGAACTCCACGGTGATCTCCCACAGCGGGGCCTTGGGATTAGAGCTACGGCTGAGCCCTTCACCGACGACAGGTCTGACGTCTTCCGCCCAGGTCAGGACGTAGTTGTAATCCTTGCCTCGCTTCACGCCTCAACCTCAGACTCGCGGATCAAGCGATCAGCAATTTCATTGGTCATCAGCCAGCAGATGCGGGCTTGCGTTTCGGTTGGGGCCCAGGTGCGGATCTCTTCCGCAATGGCACGGAAGACAGGCCGCATGCGCAGCTTGCTGCTGATCGTCAGGTGGTTGTTCTCTGCCGACCAATAGGCATCAAGCACCTTCTCTAAAAGGTTTGACTCAGTAGCTGTTGTCATTAGTGGTCTCGTAGGTAGGGCCAAGCAGCACGCCACAGCGGGCGTATCCAACCAGATCAACCCAGCTGTCCAGGTGATCGCTGTCTGTGCACAGCCGGCTGAGTTTCAACGCAGCCATGCACAGTGCAACGTCGTGCGGCGTCACGTCCACATCCAGGATCGCTGTCCACATCTGAGCGATGCGTGCAAACGACTGTCGTGGGGAGCCATAGCTGTGCTCCCTGTCGTGGGTGACGCTCTCGGCAGCCTGGTCAAAGGCTGCCAGTCGTGTCTGTTGTTCTTCCATCAATCAATCCAAGGGCTTTCATGTGTTGTTTGGCTGCCAGTCGATCAGCTCTTCCCCTTTCGGTAAGCGTGAAGCCACCGGCAAGAGGTCTCACTAACCCGGCATTGCGCAGAACCTGCAGCTGTTCGTTGACTGCATCGGTCAGCCAGTCATGGCTGCGATCAGCAAGCCGCTGCTCTATTCCCTGCACCAGCATCGGCCTGGTCCGAGCGATCGGATACTTATTGAACAGGGCAGTCAGTATCTCGTTGCGCACCAGGGCCATGGTTCGCAGGTCAGTCATCGAAATGCACGCAGAACACTTCAAGTGCATACCGGGCCCACGCAGCAGACACAACGACGTTCTGGCTGTTGGGCTTGTTGCCGTAGCTAGCAATCCACCACTCGGTGAACGCTTGCTGCAGCTCTTGATCTGATGGCATCAGGTGGTCATTCATTAGGCGTCATGCAATGGGTGGAACGTGGTGTCGGATGGCTCGCCAACTAGGCGACGCTCTGCCTCTGGTGTCCAGTACCTGGACAGCTGCAAAACATCAGCGGCTAGTGCGCTGTGTCCATCCGCATTGAGTCGGGCTGCTGCTTGTTGCAACAGCCGATGGGCGGGTTCTTTCAAAGGTCCTTGTGGTGGGGACCGGCAGAGCATGACTGCACTGCGGTCGGCCACCGACAAATAGTTACAGGCTGTTGTAAAGCCTGCTGCATGCGTTGCGCAGGTGGCTGATTTGCGCACCGACAGCACGCAGCTCCCCGCTTATTTGCAGCAGCTCACGACGTGACAGCCCAGCGTGCAAACGTTCAGTTAGCTGGCTGTGCTGATCATCCAGGCGCTGCATGCGTGCCTCGATCG